GGAAAAGATTCATTTGAACTTACGCCTGAGAAAGCTAATAAGCTCCACGATGATCGTGCGTATACGGCATGTATGGCTTCTTACGCTCTCATGTGTGAACGTAGGAAAGCTATTACAAATAAAAAACGTCCAATAGAGGATGCAACAAGTTTTATAAACAAGCTTACAATCCGTAAAGCAAAATACAATTAAGGAGGTGCATTATCAAATATGCCTAGACCTAAGAAAGTAGATGCAAATTCTAATGCACCTGCTAAAGTAAATAATTCACAGAAGAAAACTACTTCTTCTACTCCAAAACAGCCAACCGCAAATGAAATGCGTGAATGGTATGAGAAAAATAAAAGTAGACTTGAACGTTACGAAGATGCAACAAGTGCAATTACAAGTCTTCGAGATATTCAGAAATCATCCAGATATACGTCAATCAGTAACTACTCAAAGGAAGATGTAAAAACATACATAAAGAATATCTCTTCTAATGAAAAGAATCTACGAAGTTTATCTCGTTATCTTTATTATCGTTCAGAAATCTATTATCGTCTTTGTAAATACTATGCAAATCAGATTGATCTTACAATTCGTAATATAGTTCCCCCATTTATAATCTCAGGCGAAAATGATGTGCAATCCACATTACAAAAGTATCAAGAAACAGTTGATATAGTTGACACTCTAGGATTGAATTATGAATTTCGTAAAGCTGCGTCTATCACTTTAAGAGAAGATGTGTTTTATGGATGTGCTTATTATACAGAAGGACAAGGAATATTTGTTCTTCCATTAGATCCAGATTATATGAAAATTGCAGGTATGTTTCCTGATGGTTCATTTGCAGGAGCTATGGATATGAGTTATTTCCGTAGTCATCAGGAACTTCTTGAATATTGGGGAGAACCATTCAATAGTATGTGGAATACATATCAGAGTACAAATGAAAAATATCAGTTAATTCCCGAAGAATACAATGTATGTATTAAATTTAGGGCTGAAGACTGGGAAACAATCGTTCCTGTGCTTACACCTATATTCTTATCATTGATTGATCTTATGGATGCTTCTGATTATCAGGCGGTTCAACAAGCAGCTAATATATATAAATTAGTATGGCTTGAAATGAAAACAATGGGAAATGATGTAGATGATTGGGCTGTGAATCCAGATATAATGATTCAGTATTTCAATCGTATGCTTGAAGAAGCATTACCACCTTATATCTCTGCTGCTATTGTTCCTGGCGAATTGCACGAGATAAGTTTTCCAGATGATGCAACAGGTGATGTTACAAAGGTTGAAAAAGCTACAAAAGAAATTCTCAATACGGCTGGTGGTGCTCAGATATTAAATCTAAACTCCGCTTCTAACTCTACTGCTTTTAAATATGGCGTACTTGCAGATTCTACATTTTCTATTTCAACTCTTATTCCACAGATTCAAGCGATTGTAAATCGACTTTTATCTAGTTGGATATCTGAACCTTGTAAAGTTAAATTCTTTGATGTCTCTATTTATCAGAAAGATGACTTTAGAAAATCAATCTTGGAATCATGTACCAATGGATTGCCAAACAAAATTCTTTATAACACACTAAATGGTGTGTCTGAAAAAGATACGTTATCTATGAACTTTTTGGAAGAAGACTGTTTGCAGCTTAGTTCAAAATTCAAGCCACTATCTAGCACTTATACTCAGACAGGTAATGATAAAGGCGGTGGTCAAGAGAAGGATGATTCGGAACTTACAGATGCGGGACTTCGTACAAGAGACGAGAATTTAAATGATAAATAGGAGTTGATGGAATGAATCAAAAATTTATACAAACGCAAGATGCACCTACTGCTACTCTCCTATCTCAATTAGGATATCAACAGGTGCAAAATTCTAATGGTATTTATGTATTTTTGAATACTGATACTCTTCGGTTTTCAGAAAATATAGATATAAATAAATTAAAGTATACAAGTATGCTTACATTTTAGTCGTCTTCCTTGGGCGACTTTTATTATGTCAGAAAGGAGGAAAAGATTAAGTAGATGCCAAAGGTTATTAAAAAGAAAATTTTAACTGAAGATGATTTACTAAAATTTTGCAAAGAACAGAAATTTGTAAAATTCAGTTCTAAAGATACTGGCTATCAGTTGGCTTTAAAAGTACCTACTACTTTTGAGATAGATGATACCGTAGACGAAAATCATCGTGGAATGATGCGTCTTAAATTCAGAATTTTTCATACAGGACTTAACAGAAATAAGAGTTATGTATCAAAAGATGCTGCTGAGAAAGCAATGAATACAATTGCTGACAGACCTGTGTTGGCTGCAATCCATCAGCTTGACGATGGCAGTTGGGATTTCGAAGGTCATGAGATGGAAATTGTTAAAGACGAAAAAGGCAAAGAAGAACTAAGATATATTGAATCTCAAGTTGGTTCTTTCTCATCTGAACCTGCATTTTGGGAACATGATGATAACTTAGATAAAGATTATGTATGTGCTTATGCTTATATAAGTGAAGAATATACAAAGGCTTGTGAAATTATTCGTGCAAAACAAGGTTCAAAAAATAGTTGCGAACTTTTCATTGATGAACTCTCTTATAACGCCAAGGAGAAGTATCTTGAATTAAATGATTTCTATGTAAATGCTTCGACTTTGTTAGGAAGTCATGATGATGGTACAGAAATTCAGGAAGGCATGGAAGGTTCTCGTGCCGATATTGTAGATTTTAGTGTAAATAATAATTCAGTAAAATTTAATAAAGATGAAAAAATGATTGAACTCTTAGAAAATCTTAACAAGATGCTTTCTAATTTCAATAAAGAACAGACTTCTGTTCAAACACAATCAAAGGAAGGAGGAATAAATAACAAAATGACAAAATTTGAAGAGTTGCTTGCCAAATATGGTAAGACTGCTGAAGATGTAACATTCGACTATGCAGAAATGTCAGATGAGGAACTTGAAACAAAATTCGCTGAGATGTTCGATAATGACAATTCAGACGGAGACAGTTCAGATAACGGAGAATCTGGTGAGCCTTCCAATGATGGAGAAGGTGATGAAGGTGAAAGTCAGACTTTTGAAAAGATTATTCGTACATACGAAATTTCTCACGAAGATACAAGATATGCACTTTATAATCTGTTAGCACCATACGAAGAGTCGGATAACGATTATTATTATATATCAAATGTATTTGATTCTTATTTTGTATATGAGGGTTGGTGTACTGATAAAATCTACCGCCAGAACTATACGAAAGAAGGTGACAATGTTGCATTTGATGGTGAACGTATTGAATTATTCCGTGAGCTTTTAACAGCAAGTGAGAAGGCTGAACTTGAATCTATGCGTTCAAACTACGTTGCACTCAAAGAGTTTAAGGAGACAGCAGAAAAGAATGAACTTCATGCACAGAAAGAAGCTATTATAAATGCTGATAACTATTCTGTTCTTACAGAGAAAGATTCAGAAGGAAATTATGTAAATGCTGATTTCGCTGAATTAGTAAAGACTATGGATAATTATTCTGTAGAAGATTTTGAAACAAAGGTAAAGGTTATGCATTCAGATTATATGTCTGCACATGCGAACTTCTCTTCTGTTGACACAAAGAAAAACACAAATTCAGTTAAGATACTTACAAATATGAATAAGAAATCAAAGCCTAAGAAAAACTACGGCAACTTATTTGATTAAAAACTGAATATAACTTCATTGCATATAGAACGCTTTATGCGTTCTTTTTTATTGCAAAAAAACAAAATTTAAGGAGGAAAACATAATGGCTATTAAATATGCTGCTACAAAATTTCCACAGATGGAAATTGGTAATTTACTTGCTCAGGATTATGGTGAGCACATTTTATCTGTAAAGATTACAGAAGATACACCTAATGGATATCATTTCAAACCAGGTAAGATGACTTCTCTTGATAATTGGGAGATGGAAGCTGCAACTGAAATTGATGCTTATATCGCAATGAAAGATGCGTCAGGAAGATACCTTGTTGTAATTAGAGATCCAAAGGGAGTTGGTGTTATCTATCAGAAACCTCTCAACAATGTCGAGAGTCCTCGTTCACTCGCACTTGCTTCTAATTTCTATAACGATCCAGCAGACGGTGCAGTTCGTGGATACATGCTTCATTCACAGGATCGTTATTGGCTTACAGAAGATAATTTTGATGGCTCACCTACAGTTGGAGCTGAAATCACAACGATTTCTAGTGGAAAATTAAAAATTGGTGCGTAATAGAAAGGAGGATATAGAATAATGATGAGATTTAGTACAGAACATTTAAGAAAAGTTTTTGAAGATGCCGATAAGTATGAAAATTTTAAGAAGCTTACATACAATTTAAATCACGGAATTGATATTTATGAGTATGATGATGACGGAAACCAGAGAAAGGTTTCTAAGCACGAAGCAAATAAGGCAATCCGTAAAATTATTATGGAGGTATGTGACCTTACTGAAGAGGATCTTAGATCCAATAAGAGACGTGAAAGAGCCTTAGAGCTTCATCACACAGAAGTATATGAGTTACTTGAGTCTGATATTGATTTTAAGGTAGATACAGCATTCAAGGAGTCTGAGTGGTTTAATGATTTTGTAGATATGAGAAATGTTAAACTTGGCGACGAGGAAGAGTTTTGGTCAAGAGAAAAGGTTATGCTTGCTGTTGCTGAAATTAGTGGTGATCACCATGATCTGACTTTACAGTACTTAAATGAAGGTACAGCACACAAGATTCATACTAAGAAGTATGGTGTAAAGATTGGTAAGGATATTGATCTTATTTTACTTGGACGTATTGATTTTACTGAGCTGACAGATAAGATTGCAGAAGCGTTTGTATATAAAGTTCAGGAACTTTGCTATACAGGAATTTATGGTGCTGCAACTAAGTTACCTAACAACTCCCAGTTTGTAAAAACAGGTGCTTTATCTGCTTCTACTAAGGACAAGTTTGATACACTTCTTGAGGATGTTGGAACTGCTAACAGTGCAGAAGTTGTTATTATGGGTACAAAGACTGCATTAAAGAAACTTAATGGTCTTACAGAAGTTGATTGGAGAAGTTTGTCTCAGAAAGAAGATGTTGCAAAGACTGGTCGCCTTGGTACATATGAAGGAACAGAGCTTATTGAGATTCCTCAGAGATTTGCTTTCAATGATGTAACAAAGAGACTTATTGACGATAAGAGACTTCTTATCTTTGCAAAGAATCAGGAACAGTTCGTGTGGTTTACAGATAAGGGCGAAACTCAGATTTATGAGTCTGGTACTCAGAAGGGTGAACACGCTGATGACTTCCAGAAATATGAAGTTCAGAGAGAAATGGGTGTTGAGGTAGTATTGCCACAGTACTTTGGTCAGTGGACTCTTGAATAGTAAATAAGGTTGAGTGGTTAGTTTATCTAGCCACTCTTTTTATATTGGATAGAAAGGAAAAATAAATGGCATATACAAAAAAGACCACCACAAAAGCAGTAGAAAATACTAATACTGATGTGGCTGAAAAGAAATCAGAAAAAAAGAAGTTTGAGCCAACAGAAATGATTCCATGTGTGTCTCTTACAGCAGGAGAATTATTTTATGTTGGACTTAAATCAGATACTTTATATACATTTGCAGATATTGATGACGTTCAGGAAATTGAATTTAGAGATTTGGATTATGCAGCAAGGAAGGGTGACAAGATGATGTTTAAACCTCGTTTTGTTGTACAGGATGCAGATTTTATCGCGTTACATCCAGAACTTGATGATTTATATTCTACTCTTCACTCGACAAATGATTTAAGAGATATTTTAAAGATGACTCCTTCGCAAATGGAAAAAGCAATCTATTCTCTTCCAATTGGAGCACAGGAAGCATTAAAAACTATTGCAACAAGTATGGTTGATGACGGAACACTTGATTCTGTTAAGAGAATTCAGACGATTGATTCTATTTTTGGAACAGAGTTACTTTTAAAATTGAATATGTAGTAAAGGAGGCTCACAATGACGCTTCCATATGAAACAATTTTTTCACGAACAAGAGGACGAATTTCAGATCCGAAAGAACTCTCTCTTGACGAAAACGATTTGCTTGAAATTTATACAGAGCGATTAAGCAATGTAATCTCTAATCCAAGGGTGCGTAGACTATTCTCTTCTCTCACACTCGATGATGAAATTCAACAGTTGGATTTTACGCTGAATAATTCAGTAGATGAAACGGCTGATATGAATTTTGTCGTAGGAATTCTTGTACTTGGAATGACGATTGAGTGGTTACAGCCACAGGTTGATTCTATTATGCACACATCAGTAATGATAGGTGGTAAAGAGGAGAAGAAGCTACTCGACAATCATAAAAACATGATTGACCGTCTTGATTCCATGAAAATTGAATTAAATAAACGTATTCGTGATTACGGATATATGTACAATTCCTATATTAACACGGAGTCCTAATATGCAATACATATATGGTGACTTCACAAACAAGCAAATCAATGAAGCAGTTCGTGCAATGCATGGTGACATTCACAAACTACTGCTCTATAAAGACAAAACAATTGAAGAGAAAATATTTGAAGATGATGAAGCATTTCTCATCTTCTTTGAAAACGTTATGTTTAAATTAGGTGGTACAAAAACCTTATTTAATGACAACGGACTTATGGTAACTCTTATGGCAACCTTACAAGGTGCTATGGATAATTTCAAGAGCGACCATTTTAGTTATAAGAAATTCCGTAGGGCAATCTTAGATTCTCACGGATATATTAAGCAGATGTTTGAGGAGGTGGGTTGCGATGACGAGTCTACAAACAGCTAGGCGTGTCGCAAACGCCAAGAACAACGGTGCTAAAACGATTGGTCAGATTTATAAGGAACAGTCTGATTGGGCGATGGAACAGACTTGGGATAATGATATCCAGAGTAAAATCTGTTATATTTATGATTTTTATCATGATGATCAGCCACGATTAGCTAAAGGTATGACATATGATAATACAACTAAAACACGCATAGATGCAAAGTTTATTATTAAGTCCTATCAGTCAATGGATAAAGATCAAGTTGATTATTATGTTCAGTTTCGTCCTTCGCAGTCAATTCGATTTTCAGAAGATGATGAATTATATTATTTTGAAACCGATTATAAGACTACTTATGGTAATACATTCCCAATCGGATTATATTTAGATATTCCAGATGATAGAAATGTTTATCGCAAATGGTTAATCTGTCGAGAGGAAAAAGCGAATCAATTTGCAAAATATCTCGTTCTTCCATGTGATTATGAATTGTGTTGGATTGAGACAAATGGTAAAGATAGAATTAAGCGCAGAATGTGGTCTGTTTTAAGGATGCAATCGTCTTACACAATCGGGCAGTACACGGATCATGTGTTTACAAGAACAGATAATCAGAATAAAATCTGGCTACCGTTAAATAAACTTACAGAGAAATTTTGGTATACTAATAGCGAAGATACTACAATGAGAATTGTTGTAAGTGCTCCTACTGAACACCCTCTAATATGGGCATGTACAAAAATTGAGAATATTCAGCCTATAGGTATTCAGAAACTTACAATCTATCAAACTGTTTGGTCTGACAATAGAGATTACATTGAGAAAGACGAAAATGGTAATATTATTGGTATGTGGGCTTCATATTTTGATTCAGAAATTGCTCCAACAGATCCATCTACTCCAACCACTCCACCATCTTCCATTACGGCAAGAATCTCAGCATCCACTTCAACTATCAAAGTTGGTGGCTCTTATAAAAATCTTACAGTAAATCTATTCAACGATTCCAATGAAGATATTACAACTGAATATGCTGATGCAACATTTACATGGACTTGTTTTATTGATAATGAAGATTGGACTGATAAAGTTACATGGCGAGCTGGTACAGAGTACAACCAAAAGAAAGTAAAGTTTCCTAGCGATACTTCTGTTATCGGCAAAATATTGTCTGTTATGTGTGAAGTTGTTAAGGAAAATTTGCCGATTGAATCTGAAATTTTGCTGTTAGAATTAACTGAGTAGGAGGTG